TGTGTACAATCGTCGTGGGGATCATCTGTCCAATAGATATCCAAAAAATCTATATCTTCTTGTTCCACAATTTTGTGTTCCTTTATTGAATGAGAATACTTAAATTTTCTAATTCTTCACGCAACACAAAGTCATTTGGTAAATTTACTGGATTGCCTAATTCAATTTCGGATACTATTTTCTTTAATTCTGTAGAATTATAATTTGTGTGTTTTTTAATAGATTTGGTCACTTCTACTGTATTTATACTTCCTCGATATCCTAAAACTAACATATCAAACATTTTCTTACTCCATATTTTAAAAATTGTATCGTGATGAGTTCATTCTTTAGCGTCACCGGCGCGCCCGGTGTTGAATATAACGAGTTATCGCACCACGATACTCGACCAGCAACTAGAGATTAACGGTCTCTAAACAATCGCTGGTCGAATTCTTATATCAATCGTCTTCTAGAAGTTTGTTGAAATAATCCATTGTATCGTCGCCTTCGGCTTCGACACCATCATCATCTCACTTCCCACCCCAATATTCATCCACATCTATTTCATCACTTTTTGATGCTTCCTGTAATGTTGGTTGAGGTGATTGTGACATATTGTCATTTTTGTCATTGTTATTTGAACCCATAACAATGTCTAAACGCGCCTTCAATTCATCATAGCTTTTGAATCCCGAAGGGTCAATAAATTCATTTAGTCCATAAACCTTTGAATAAATTTCATCTAGCTGGTCATCGTCGGCGAGTGGTTCAGCAGCAGCAAACTCGGACCGATCATAATTTGGCCAACCCTCATATTGACGAACTTTGAGTTTGAAATTGGCACCAGACCAAAGATCAAATGGGTTCATGGGCTTTTCATCAGGATATTCTGGTTCCATTGCTTGGGTAATCTTATCAAAGATTTTCTTACCAAAATCGTACAGAAATACTTTGCCATTATTTTCGGGAACACTAGAATCCGAAACAACATAGATATTTGCGACGTAATGGAGTTTTCTCTTTTGATCCCTTGCCTGCTTTTTTAGTGGTGAGTTTTTATCTTCATCGGCGTTCCACAATTTACTATTGTATTCACCAATTGGATCGTTGCCACCGAGAGTGGTCAAAGATTTTTCGATGTAGTATTGGCCGGTGGGTCCTTTAAAAAAGTGATCCCAATAGCGAACGAATGGACTTGCTTCACCTTCCACTTGAGGAAGAAAACGAATTTCGGCATAACCATTTCCCACAGAATCGCGAGTGGGTTTCCAAAACCTATCATCAGAATAATCATTTTTTGCTGTATTTAGCTTTGCAGCTTGTGTAACGAGATTATCTAGAAAATCTGCTCGGTTACGTTTTAGATTGGATAATGACATTTAAGTCTCCTTGTATATATTTGTATATATTTGTGTTATTTGTGTTATTTGTATGATTCGTATAATCAGAAGTCCAGTATACTAGAACTATCGGTAATTAGCAACTTGTTTTTTACACTTTCGGCTTCTAGTTTGCTTACTAATCCACCCTTTAAATATTTCTTGCAATCCTCAGGTTCTATATTGAATTCTGTACACGTATTTATAATGGCATCGATATACATTTCGTGATTATTTTTTATTTTCTCCTCGACTATTTTCGAAAACGTGTTTTTGCTCAATATGTCATTCATCTATTCATCACCTTTAATAAAATTGTGTATTGATTTATTCTTCCATTAGGTGTGATCAACTTTGTGGAAAGATTCATAATCGATTTATTAATCTTCGACAATGTGCCGGATTGAATGATTGGAATTATATCATTCGGTTTACGGAGACGGATTGCTCTTGTAGCATCTTCGTCCCACATTTGTAGCGTCGTACCTTTTATTTCAAATCCTTTAGGTGATCTACTAACGTATTCAGTCAGAATACGATTTTTTGTGTTGAATGTGTATAGTCGCATTGATCCTATTATATTAACTGGGTTAATAGAAGTCAACCTATATTCATTTGATTCGGTCAAATACTTTAGTTTTGCGACTTGTGTGTCCGCAGTTTTTACTTTAACAGCCCGCGGCTTTTTAGTTGCCTTTTTTCCTAAGAAATATTGTTCAGCATCCTTCACAATCTTTTCAACGAAGTACATATAACGCTTCCGCTTCGCAACGGACATATGAGAATAGCCTTCGACTAAATCTGTATTTTTGTCTTTGACCAGTTCTTCCAATTCGGATAGAAGTGGTGCATAATATTTGTGAACCCCCCTTGCTAGACTAGCAGAAACATCATTTTTCTGTAATTCAGAATATAGCGAATAATCGTTATAATTTTCCCAGTCATCAATGATGCATTCCAAATCACCTATATAATCTGATATTTTTTCTTTAAGTAGTTTCATGGGCGAAACTTTTTTTGTTTCGGATTTCACGACACTATCTTTAGAGAAATGTCTTATATTATTCAGAGCAATTTGTATGCTCCTTTCCTTATCCCAGTTGGATGGGAATTCTTTATTCAAATTTGACCAATGGATGGAGGCGGCCGCACCTGTTGACATTCCATAAATGCTATCTGGCGCATTTAGCAAAACTTTACGATCAGTAGTGTCAAAATTTTCACGAATATATTTTTTGATAATATTACCAATTTCTTTATTATCAACTTCATATCGCATATAATGAAAATATGAGCGCCAGGAACTAATAGGTGCTCCAGCAAGACCTAGTTTAATTTTGCGAATGTTCTTTTTGCGTGCCATTCCATTTCCCATCTATATCGTATATTAGTATTATACTATATACACACAAGAATGTCAAGCTTCATTTAGTTGATCCCAAACTTTAAGCCAGACTTGATCCCCGACTTGTTCCCAGACTCGATCCCGGACTCGATCCCCGACTTGAACCCTGACTTGATCCCCGACTTGAACCCTGACTTGACGCCCGACTTGGTCCCAGGCTCGATCCCGGACTTGATTCCAGATTTGATTATTCATCTAGTTGTTCCCAGACTTGACTCCCGACTTGACGCCAGACTTGATTCATGACTTGACCCCCGACTTGACCCCAGACTTGATTATAGACTTGAAACCCGACTTGATCATGGACTTGAGTCCTGACTTGATGCCAGACCTGATTATAGATTCGGCCGGCAATTCTCGAATTAAGATTCATGACCCTTCTTCCCGGACTTGATCCCCGACCTGCCTCGAGACTTGCCACCTGACTTGCCACCCGGCTTGATCCCAGACTTGATCCCAGACTTGACGCCAGACTTGATCCTCGACTTGACGCCTGACTTGACCCCAGACTTGACGCCCGACTTGACCCCAGACTTGATCCCCGACTTGACGCCTATTCATCCAGTTGATCCTCGACTTGACGCCTGACTTGACCCCAGACTTGACCCCAGACTTGACGCCTGACTTGACCCCAGACTTGATCCCCGACTTGACGATAGACTTGATCCCAGACATGTCCCGAGACTTGACGCCTGACTTGACCCCAGACTTGATTATAGACTTGATGATTGTACATGTTTATTTCCCTTTATTCCACAAACCACTCCGGAGTTTTAACATTCTTCCATGTCATGTCAAATGACTCACGTTTTGTCTTATAGAAATTCCTATACGAAGCAACAGGATCATCTTCATTTATACACTGCGGCGCGGCGCCCATAGCCAAACGAAACGGTGTCGGACCTATATCTGGAATATTTTTTGGCGAATCTTGAAGAATATCCCATAGAGTAGCAAAAGACTTGTGGGTTCTATCATACCTTTTTCTATATTCAACAGACAGGGCTTTGAAGTGCGTATAGTGCCAGTCATAGTTGGATTTACTTTCCATTGTCCATTGTGTGCATGGATGATTTTTGTGGCAAACACGATAAAGAGTATCATCATATTCTGGATGTACCCAATAATCTAGGATTCTTTTGCCAGATTTTGACGGGCGTTTTTCAACAGAACCATCAAGAACACGATGTGCTGTTGAAAGCATTTGCGCAGATTCTAGCGGCATTTTCACGATATGTTTATCACACTGCATTTGTGCAGCATTGACCGGGTCTTTGTCTAAAATAAAAATATTCATTTTTATCTCCATCAGCATCTGATTCGTATAAATATTATACAACAACAAAAGAAGTTAGTCAATGAAAATTCGTTATAAAGGGGGGGCTTAATTATAAGCCCCCCTTTCTTTATTTTTTATCTGATTGTTCTACGAATTCGTAAAGTTCTTTAGCAGTTTTTTTAATTTCTTCTGTAGTATACATTTTTGGAATGTATTTTGACCAAGCGTCTTCTATCAGAGCGCCTTGGGCTATCGCACGTTCTCGCAATGTGACTGCAAGTTCTGTCTGCATTCCATATTGAGCATCTAAAATATCTTTCGCCATTGCTAGAATATCTGTACGAAGTTCGTATGGATTTTTAGATCGCGGTTCGTATGGTTTCATAATTTTTCTCCTGTGTGTGTTGTGTGATAGCAGGACTCTAACCTTGCATTTCTGCTACCCAATAGTAATTATACAAGGAATTTAATTATTATTTTATCAGATTTTAACCAGCAGTTGTGCAATCCGACCCACGAATGGCAGAAGCATCAGAGCCATTAACAGATTCATACCTGTGTGCGCAATAGCGATTCGCAAGGTGTCACCTTTTGGAAGACCGTCAGATACTAACAGTCCCGCTATCCATATTGTTCCTGTGGTTCCAATGTTTGCACCCAGAACTGCTGCAATCGCTGCCGGTAATGGTAATGCCCCAGCGGCGACAAGGCCAATGATTGCTGTAGTAGACAGTGAAGATGACTGCCATAACAAAGTCATGATGATGCCACCAAGGAACATGTAGATTGGATTTCCAAGGAACCACGCGAGATGATCGACATTACCCATCGATTTTATTCCGCCGGAGAATGTTTTGAGTCCGATATAGAAAATGACAAGACCAACAAGGGTCGTAATTACTGGGTTACCTAGATCCATGGTGAGTACCTTTTTATAAAGTTTTTTGGAGTTTTTATCAAGTTTGATGTGCTTCATTTTCGGCCTTCAAAAATAGTTTTTCGTTTTATGCCATCATCGGGTTCAAAAAAATACCAAGCGCAATCATCTTTGCCCGCCATTTTAGAACCGGGGAACCATTTTACTCGACCAATACTGACGATCTTTGAACAGTATGGCATATAAGGTATTGACTGTTTTGTATGCGCCCACGACGCATCAAACAATAACCAAGTTCTTTTTTTAAGTTTATTGACAAAATGATCTATCATTGGGTGAAGGATTTTACGATTCCAAGGTGGATTTGTGATGATATAATCTGAATTTCCGGATCCACCATCAGTTGTCAGAGCATCTTCCTTTCTGATAAACTGTGCTTGTGGTTCGATATCAATGGCATCGGAACAATAAAATCCTAATGATATTAAATGATCTACCAAAGTCCCGTCACCAGCACATGGTTCAAAAAAAGAAGATCCGGGATAAAGATGTGGAATCAATGGTTCTACTGCTTTCATAGGTGTAGGATAAAAATCTCTTTCTACCCTTTCAAAGTTACTTCGTTTTCCCATTATTATTCATCATCTTTCATCAAAAGTCTATTTAACCATTTTCGCTCTTTTTTGTGGTAAGAACGTTTTATTTTTTTTCTCTCGCCGGGTCGCCAATGAAGAAATTTTTTGGCTTTTGTTAACGCATCGTACTCATCGCCGGTATTAAAAGGTTTGCGCTTCATAAAAATCCTTATTTTGTTTATTTTAGATCACCGTTCTTTACTTTATTTAGTACGATTTCGAATGGATCATTACGATATTCAAGTCTATGCAACATTCGAGCAACTTCATAATCAGCCCGTGCTTGTTGTCCGATTTGAATAGCTTTCGATGCCAGTATGAACGGTTTGACTATTAGTGATAGAATATTTAGTGAATTGAATCGTTTGATAACTTGAATCATTACAAATTCTCCCTACGTTTTACGTCTTCGCCAATACAAATGCTATAAATGTCGCCGCGTGTAATGCCGATATCACGAAGTTCGTGATCCGTAAGATTTTGAAGTTCTTTGTATGCCTTTTTATCAAAGTTTGAAAAAACGTGTTTTCGTTTAAATTGTAGGACCGATTGGACATAATCCCAAAGACCCCAATAAGTAGCAGTAAATGTGTGCATGTTAGATATTCCTTTGTGTGTTGTGTGTGGTGTGTGGTGATCGTTGATTTGCTACGCCGGTTCAACGATCAAAACCTTGATTAGCTAAAAGCCGATATTAATCCGAACTCAATTGAGGTGTTGAATTAATAGGAATTACTTTAGGCTTTTTTTCATCAGGAATAATATATTCCAAATAAATTTTTAGCATACCGTTTTCCATTTCGGCATTTTTGATTTGGATATGTTCTGATAGTCTAAAACTTTTTGTGAACGATTTTTCAGAAATTCCTTTATGTAGATAATTAACGTTTTCCTTAACCTCTTTGCGACCAGTAATCCTCAAAAGTTTTTCTTCGATTTCAATAGAAACATCTTCTTTTGAGTATCCGGCAACAGCAAGTTGTATGACAAGATTATCGTCATCCACGGCCACTATATTATGAGGGGGATAATTTTCGTTGGGCATTCTAGAAAAATGATCAAATTCTCGAAACAGTGGATCAAATCCTAGAAAATTTCGCGGAAAAATGGATTGTAGTTCAGTGGACATTTGCTTTACTCCTTTTTTTAAGCAAGTATTATGATAAATCCCATTATAGGCGATCTATCACTTATATTTATACAATTTATACAATATTTTTTTGTATATGTCAACAATTATTTTAAATTGTGTTTGAACCGTTCCATTTTTTTATTAAAGTGGAATGTGATCCAAGATTTAAAATACCAACCAATTGCAGCAATCACAACAGGGATAAGAAGTCCACTATAAGGGATCAACGTATCGAATATCGTAACATCTTCAGGAATAACCACATGATCTGTTGGGATATCCTCTATTGCGACTTGGGGAATGTCTATCGCATTTTGTTCTAATGTTGTTGTTACCTGACCCATATCAATTACTCCTCTGCTCTCTTAAATCCAATATTATATTTTGGTGTTAATTCCCATTCAGGTTTTTCTTTATACGAAATAATTTTAATCTGATTCATGGGGGAACACGACAAATCTTCAATTTTAGCAAATGTGATTAAGCCCCAATCACTCAAGAGTGTCGCAATGGTGTTTCGCCTTTGCATATCATTTTTATCAAAATTTGATTGCTTACCATCCAAAAGGAACAACTCTTTGAAGTGAACAATAAAATATCTCCCCTGTTTGTGTAAAATATGACAGGATTGATATAATTTTTTTTCTTTTTTGGATGCTATTCCGATTCTTGTAAGCGTCTCTTTCACTTTTAAAAAATCGTCTGGTTCATTTAGAGTGATCTCCAGCATATTACTCGGAGACCACCCAGGTTCTTTTTCTATATACATCATTCTCTATATCTCATTTTTATTATTATTATTTCAATAAGATCATACGATCTTATTATATTTATAAGATACAGATTTTAAATATAATTAATCGTCGTCGTCTTCCTCATCAGCTTCAATTTCCGCAGCCTCAATTAGCGAAACGAGATGAAGTGAAGCATCGCGAAGTTGTCCTATTGTTGATAGTTCTTCGCCCTTGAAAGCACCGCGCGTGACAAGAGCATCAATCACCGCTACTGTATTTCTAGCAACTTTGTTTGAGATTTCCATAATTTCATTATCGGCCATTTGATATTTGTTCCTTTATGTAACTGAAATTTTGCTTTTTAACATATTCGATTTTTCTATCAAATCGATTTTCTAGAATTTCGCCTTTGTGACTTATCACAAAAACATTTGTATTATCGTCTAAGGTTTTTAGTATTTTTATTAGATTTTCAACACCATCAAAATCTAAAGATGAGTCAAAAGTTTCATCTAGAATTAAGAGATTGGTTGAGATAGAATTTTTCATTTTGGCAATTTGACGCCAAGTGAATAGCAACGCTAAATCAATTCTCTGTTTCTCTCCTTCAGAAAATGAAGCATACGAAAAATGATCTCTATGTCTAGATCGGATAACTTCATTGAAATTTTCGTCGAGATTAAATGATACAAAAAAATCTAGAATCTGTAAATACTGATTTACAAGTTTATTTATAATAGGAATATACTGCTTTAAAATCTTGGTTTTGATACCCGAATCTTTTAGCATCTCGCCCATCACAACATTATATGTATACACTTCATTAGATTCCATCTTGTCTTGTCGGAATCCATTTTTCTCTACTGTCAAATTATCTAGTTCATCCGTCGCTTGTGAAATATCTCCTTTTTTGTCGGTCAATCTTAATATAGATTTTTGATTATCATCGATGTTTGAATTTATGTGCGCTATTTCTTTATTGTTCAGATTTATTTGATTTTGAAGTTCCTGAATGGTATCGAGTTTTGAACTAAACTTTTTTATAACCTCTTGAATTTTTTCAGAATTTTCGTCAATCTTTTCGGATGACAATTTTATTTCTTTCGCGTGATGTTTTATGTTGCTGAGTTTAGACGTAACAAAGGCCTCATCAATATCTTGGTGGCATGTGGGACATGATGTGTTGGTTTCGTAAAAAGATGCCTCTTTTACAAGACCTTGTATTTTCGTATTCAATTCCATTTTACGATGCGAAAACGCCTGCTGACGATCATTGGCCTCCTTTAGATGTTTATCAACAACATCTTTGGTGCCGGCAATTGTATTAGTCGAATTATCTATTTTTTCCTGTAATTCGAAAATAGTTTTTGCCCATGTGTCTATTTGCTCTTTTTTATCCGCAATTTCTTCCTCATTCATTGCTGTGATATCGCGAATATATTTGTTTTGTACATCAATGCTATTTTGCGCAATATTAATTTTGTAATCTAGTTCCTTCATTTTGTCTTTTATACTAGATTGTTTTTCCTTTAGAATAACGTTCATTTTAGAAAAAACATTAATATCGAGTAGGTCCTCAATAACCTCTCTTCGGTGTGCCGCAGGTAATTCCATAAATGGTGTAAATGATGTTGACCCGAGAACTACAATCTGATGAAACGATTTGTGGTTCATCTTTATGATATTTTTCTCTAAAATCTTTTGGTAATCCTTAGAGTGACTAGATTCGTTAATAATGTTACCATTCTTAAAGATTTGGAAAATATTGGGCTTAATACCACGAATGATGTGGAATTTGGATTTTGCTATCGAAAATCTCAATTCAACAACACAATTTTTTTTGTTGATGCTGTTCACTAATTGTGGTTTATTGATATTCCTATGTGGTTTACCAAAAAGAGCAAATGATAGCGCGTCAAGCATTGTTGATTTCCCAGCACCATTATCACCAACAATCAACGTCGAATTCGTTTTAACAAAATCTATATTGGTCCAGTTATCACCGGTTGATAGAAAATTTTTATACTTAATGTGTTCAAATAAGATCATACTATTTCCAAAGTTTCCGCTTCTGTGAGCAAAGATCGCATTTTAGATTTCAATAAGTTTTTATC